GCCCGTATCGGCGATCGCTCGTTCAACTCCACCCCGGGCAGCACCGCCGCCGCCATTCTCTACTTTGGCAAAGACCTGCGCGAGATGGCCAAGGCCATCACCATCAACGGCCAGCCGTTCCCGGGCGATATCACCTCCCCCAAGGATGGCGACATCGGCATCCAGTGGACCGACAAGAACCACGTCTCCATCTACGTGGTGATCCGCACCGTGGACTGCCCCAAGGGGATCACCGTCAACATCATGCTCGACTTGAGCCTCAACAACGGGGAGGGCTAATCCATGACCCGCCGTATTTCCGGCCAGAACTTCGACATCGAACTGATGAACACCATGGTGCATGTCGAGAAGGCCAGCCTGACCATCACCGACAACAGCGCCGTGGCGCAAACCCGGGGCATCCCTGACGGCTATGTGGACGGCGACGTCTCGGCCGAGTGCGAGTTCGAGCTCGATGCCAAGAACTTCAAGCTGCTCAGCAACGCGGCCAAACGTGCCGGGAGCTGGCGCGGGATGAAGCCGGAGGATGTGCTGTTCTATGCCGACAATGGCGACGAGACCATGAAGGTAGAGGTCTTCGGCGTGAAGCTGCAGATCTCCGACCTGCTGGATCTCGACCCCAAGGGCGGCAGCAAGACGTCGCACAAGATCAAGGGCTTTATTCGCATTGATGGCGTGCCGTACCTCTCGGAAGACGACACTCGCCACCTGAAAGGGTAAGGGGGACCAATGGACGACATCGACCGCGCCAGACGCACCACCGACCGCATGTTGGCGGTCCAGCTGGCCAATCAGGTGGGTAAAGGGCGTTACCAGGGGGAGAGTCTGCACCAGTGCGAAGAGTGCGACGACCCCATCCCAGAGGGACGCCGCCGCCACATACCCGGGGTGCGCCTGTGCGTCCCCTGCAAGACCCGCCTTGAGCGGCTGGGTCGCTAACCAGAGCAACGGACATGAACCCTATGCCAAACAAAGACCCCACCCTCTGGGCCGCCATGCTGGCCTGGCTGATGGACAACTGGCCCGCCGTCTATGGGGCACTGCTGGCGCTGGCCATCGCCTTCCTGCGCATCACCTATGCCGGTGGGCGGGGTCGCCGCCGCCTGATCGAATCCTTGCTGTGCGGCCTCATCACCCTGGCGGCCGCCACCGGCACCCATCTGCTCGGGATCCCCCAGGAAGCCACCCCGTTACTGGGTGGCATGGTGGGACTGCTTGGGATCGACATCATCCGCGACCGGGCCGCGCTGATGTTCAACAAGAAGGAAAACTGACATGGCACTGCGCTGGATTGAAGAAGCCCGCACGTTTTTGGGGCTGAAGGAGATTAAAGGGCCCAAGCATGCCCAGGCCATCCTGGATATGTGGAAGGCCATCAAGCGGGGCGGCATCAAAGACGATGAAACCCCGTGGTGCGCCGCCTTCGTCGGGGCTTGCCTGGAACGGGTTGGCATTCAGTCAACCCGCTTTGAGAGTGCCAAAAGCTACTTGGGATGGGGCGAGAAACTGGATCGCCCCGTGCCTGGCTGCGTGGTGGTGTTCACCCGCGATGGCGGTGGCCATGTGGGGTTCGTGGTGGGCAAGTCCCCCTCCGGCAACCTGCTGGTGCTCGGTGGCAACCAAGGGGATGAGGTGAACATCCGTGAATTCCCGCTGACCCGGGTCACTGGGTACCGCTGGCCGCTGAATGAACCGATGCCGGCCGGCGAGCTGCCGATCGGTACCCCCGCCCAGTTATCGATGGGGGAAGCATGAGCACCCTCAGCAAGGTCATGGGGATTGTGGGGCTGCTGCTGGTGCTGGCGCTCTATGTCACCCACCGCCGCAACGTGGACATGCAGCGCACGTTGGGCGAGCAACAAACCACCATCACCCATCTGCAGACCGTCAACAGCCAGCAGGCCACCGAACTCCAGGAACAACAGCTGATGACGACGAGCTTGCGACTGCTGCTCAACGACCAGAACGCGGCCTTGGCCGATCTCGACAACCAGAACAGGAAGACCGCCGATGAACTGCAACAAGCGTTGGCCACGCCGCCGGCGGGGCGCCCGGACTGTGCTCGCGAGCCTCTGCCTAGCGGTGCTTTGCGCCTGCTCCAGCCAGCCCACCACGGTGGTGCAAACCAAGGTAGTGAAGCGGCTGCCGCCGCCCGGGCTGGTGCCCCACTGCCCGGAGCCTGACTTTACGGGGACAACCTACGGCGAGGCCGTGCAGTTTATCCCCACCCTGCAGACGGCGCTGCGCCGCTGCCAAACCCAGATCAACACCCTGAACCATTGGATTGAACAAGAGGAAACCACCCCATGAGCACACCGATCATCACCCTGGACGTCGCCGGCAAAGAGCTGAAATTCGCCCCCACCATGGTGGCCTATAACGGCTTCATCAACGACATGATGCCCAACGACAAGGTGGCACCGGCCCACAACTACCTGAAAAAGATCGTCTGCGCCGAGAGCAAAGAGGCACTCGATGACCTGCTCAAGCGCCCCAGCGCCGCCCTGCAGCTGGCGGGGGCCATCAACAAGGAGTTCGCGCCCGAGCTGGAGATCACCGTAAAAAACTGACGGCGCGCGCCGAGGCCATCGAGCGCAACCAACTGGAGCAGGTGCTGGCGCTGCGGCGCTACTACCTGCCCCATGAGGATGACGACCTCGACAACCTGGCTCGCGCCATCTGGTTAGACAGAAACGCAAGAGAGTCCAACGCCACCGCCGTGGCCGAGGGCATCGCAAAAGCACTGAACGGATAAGAGACCCCTATGGCTTGGATGGAAAAATTGATGATGCAGGTGGCATTGGTTGACCAGGTCACCAAGCCCCTTGCTGGCATCAATGCCCAGATGGACAAGGTCACCAAGTCAGGCCGCCAGGGCTGGAGCAACATGGCAATGGGTGCCACCACCGTGGCCGGCGGCGTCATGGCGATCCAGGGCGCCCTGGGGCCGGCCATCGAGATGGACCGGGCCTTGGCCGAGGTGGCATCGCTGGATGTGCAAAAGGAGGTGCTCGGCGCGCTCGGTCGCGAGGCCCTAAAACTCTCCATCCAGTATGGTGAGTCAGCCACCGAGATCGTGCGATCTTCCTACGATATCCAATCCGCGATCGCCGGGCTGGAGGGCAACGAACTGCCCGCCTTCACCCGCGCCTCCACCACACTCGCCAAGGCCACCAAGGCCGATACCGCCACCATCACCAACTACATGGGCACTATGTACGGTATTTTCGAGCAGCAGGCCAAGCAGATGGGTAAGGCCAACTGGGTCGAAGATGTGGCCGGCAAGACAGCACTGGCGGTACAGCTGTTCAAAACTACCGGTCAGGGCATGGCTGATGCCTTTGGGGCGATCGGCGCCAACGCCACCGCCGCCGGGATCTCGATGGATGAACAGTTCGCCGTGCTCGGCCAGCTGCAGGCCACCATGAGCGGCGGCGAGGCGGGGACCAAGTTCAAGGCCTTCCTGGCCGGGGTCGGGGGGGCCCAGAAGGCGCTCGGCCTCCAGTTCACCGACGCCGCGGGCAACATGCTGCCGGTGCTCACCATCATGGACAAGCTCAAAGCCAAGTATGGCGAGACCATGAGCGTGGCCGAGGGGGATGAGCTCAAGAAGGCCTTCGGCTCGGACGAAGCGGTGGCCATGATCAAGCTGTTGATGACCAACACCAAGGGACTGGCCACCAATATCAACGCGCTGGCCAACACCCACGGCATGGGCAAGGCCGAGCAGATGGCCGCCGCCATGACTGACCAGTGGGAACGGGTGACGCAAGCCTGGTTTGCCATCCGGGCCGCCGCCTTCGGGGTGGTGCTGCCGGCCATCAACGCCGTGGTGGGCGTCTTTGCCGATGGCGCCACCACCGTGCTGCGCTGGACGCACCTGTTTCCGAACCTCACCAAGGTGGTGAGCTATGCCCTGCTCGCCATCGTTGGCCTGAGCATGGTGACCGGTACCTGGATGCTGGTTGCCGGCGTGGCCAAGCTGGCCACCCTGGGGCTCGGCATAGCCTGGAGCGTCATCATGGCGCCGCTCAACTTGCTCAAGGCAGGGTTGGTTGCCTTTCGCGCCATCATGCTGGCCGTCAACATCGCGATGTATGCCAACCCCATCGGCCTGATCATCGCGGGCATCGTGCTGTTGATCGGTACTGTCGCGGCGGTCATCTACTACTGGGACGACCTCAAGCAAACCCTGGCTGACTGGGGCGTGTTCGATGCCCTCCAGGCGATGATCGACGGGGCCGCCGCAGGCTGGGCCAGCTTCATGCAACTGCTCGCCGACCTCAGTCCGTTCCAGTTGCTGGGCAAAGCCGTGGACTGGTTGACCGACAAGCTCAACATGATCCCGGGCGTCAACATCGAGCTCGGCAGCATGCCGGACCTCACCATGCCGACCATAGCGCCGCTGACCATGCCGGTCATGCCAGGCGTGATGAACATGCCGACCCAGGAACAGCAGCGGGAAACGGTCAACGCCCCCCTCGCCCGCTATCGCCAGCAGGACCAGAGCAAGGTGCCATCCGGTGGCCTTGGCCAGCAGCTGATCCAGGCCAACGCGGCGGCGAACACTGCCAACCAGAAACCAGCCAAGTCCCTGCACATCGGCGAGGTACATATCACCAACCAGAACCCGATGACACCGGAGCAGCTGGCCGAGAACGCCTGGCTGGAGACCCCGTAATGAGCGACCAACTTATCCATGAACCCAAGTACATCGATCTCCTGGTGGTGAACGGCGCCTGGCAACTCGATGCCGGCGGCCAGCCGCGTTACACCCAGGACCGCCACAGCATCGGGCAGGACATCAAGCACCGCATCATGGAGTCGGGGCTGGCGCGCAAGCTCATCGGCGAGCGCAGCCCTACCCTGCGCGCCGACGTGATGACCGAGATTGAATTGCTGGTAGAAGACGACGAGCGGCTGGTGCCCGGCACCATCGTGATCCGTGAAGAGGCTCCAGACCGGGTGCTGGTCACCGCTCGTACCTATGAATTCGGCGATTTGGAGGTAACCCTGTGAACCTGCGCCCGAACGTGGATTTTATGGCCCTGCTGGCGGAGGCCGGTGTGCCGACCACCGAGCAGGCCATGGAGGCCGAGCTCAAAAAGGAGGTGGTCGCCGCCGGCTCCCTCATCACCAACGACAGCGATGTGAGTCCCTTCTGGCGGCTGGTGCGCGGGGTGGTGATAACGCCGGCGCTCTGGCTTATCCGCACGCTCTTGGCCGGCCATGTGCTGCCCAACACCTTTGCGGCCACCGCCACCGATGCCTATCTCGATCTCAAGGCATGGGATGTGGACCTGACTCGCAAGGCTGCCCAGAAGACCCGCGGGGTGATCCACTTCGTCAAGGTGAACCCTGGCGAGGCTGTCACCATCCCGGCCGATATCTGGGTCACCACCGAGCGCATCAACGGCACCATCTACCGGGTGAAGCCCCTGCAGGCGGTGGTCAGCCCCGCCGGCGAGGCGGTGGCCAAGGTGGTCTGCGAGGCGGAGTTCGCCGGCAGCGCCTGGAATCTGGCCCCGGGGTATTACAACCTGCTGAGCGAACCGGTCACCGGCATCCTGTCAGCCCGCAACGATGACAAGGAGTGGATCACCACCCAGGGCGCCGATGCCGAGGGCAACGACGCGCTCGGCCTGCGCATCCAGAACCAGTTCTCGGCGGTGGGGCGCTACCACATCGACGCGATTTACCGCTCCATGCTGGCGAGCGTGGCGGGGATCCGGGCCGATCACATCTTCTTTGAACATGAAGGGCCCCGCGGCCCGGGTACCGCCAACGCTTACATCCTGCTGGAAGTGGGCGCCACCCCGGCCAGTCTCATCAATCAGCTTAATGACTACGTGGGCCGCCAGGGCAACCATGGCCACGGCGATGACCTGTTCGTGATGAGCATCCCCGAGACCCAGCACAGCCTGACGCTGGCGATCTGGCCCCAGCCTAACCTCACCGACGAGCAGAAAACCGCGCTCAAGGCGGGCGCCGAAAGTCTGGTCAAGGCGGCGTTTCGCCAGTCGGCGGATTTCCCAAGCGTCACCCGCACCTGGCCGCGCTCGCGCTTCTCGCTCTCCCAGCTGGCCCGCGAGCTGCACAGCCAGTTCCCGCAGCTACAGAGCCTCAAGTTTGCGCAAGATGACATCGTGTCGGGGCTGGCCATCCCGCGCCTGAGCACGCTGGAGGTGACCTTGCATGACTGACCCGACCCCGCTTGAACACGACCTGCAGGCGCCGGCACTACCCGATGCCAGCGCCCCCTGGTGGGAAGACGGTTACACCATCAGCCCGGCCCACGCCGAGCCCGGGTTTCTGGCCAAGGGGATCAATGCCTTCTGGCAACGGGTCAAGGGCTGGTTGTTGCTGCCGCTGGCCCAGCAAGACCCGCTGACCTGCTCGGAGTCCCTGCTGGCGCTGCTGGCCTGGGAACGGGACATCAGCCGTTTCAACGGCGAGCCGCTGCCGCTCTTTCGCAAACGGGTCAAGTTCGCCTTTGTGAACGCCCGGGACGCCGGCGAGGTGGCCGGCTTTAAGCGCATCTTTGAGCGCCTGGGCATCGGCTGGTGTGACATTCACGAGCGCCAGGCCGGCGCCCCCTGGGACGTCATCACCATCGAGGTGACCGACGGCGCCATCGCGGCCAACCAGAAACTGATGGAAACCCTCATTCAACACTATGGCCGCACCTGCCGCCGCTATCGCTTTCAGGTGGTTTACCCGGTCACCGGCACCCTGCGGTTCGGTCGCATCGACATGAGCCAGCAGGTGTTTGGCGCGACACTTAAGAGGAACGCATGAGCCAGATCATTACCAACGCTTTCTCCCGCTACTGGCAGGAATGCCTGACCAACCAGACACCGGTGGTGCTCGATGAGTTCGTGCTGGCCAACGTGCCGGGGCTCGATCCCGATGCGGCTATCAACCCGGACAGCGGCCTGCCGCCGGCGGGCCAAATTGTGCACCGGCACGCGGTGGACCAGCGTGGGCGCATCAACAACGACGCGGTGGCTTACACCATCGTGATGGATACCACGGTCGGCGATTTCAGCTTCAACGCCATGTACCTCATCAACAAGGCCACCGGCGTGGTGGGGATGACTGTGCACAAGGGGCTGGAAACCAAACTCAAGACCAATGAGGCC